TTAATCATTTTTTAGATTTATTACCCCAATTCTTTGCTCCTACTTTTCTACATTGAACTAATGCACCGGATGCATATGCACTTGGCCATACAGAGTATCTTGACTTAACCTTATGATAGCAAGTATCTTTCTTACCACTACCCTTTTCTTTCTTATCTTTTGCTTCTCCTAAAACTATCTCATCTCCTACTTCTACATTGTTTTCTGTAAACCAACCACGATTTGCTTCAATTGCAAATAATACTTCACCATCAGAATATACAGGTAAACCACTATATGGTGTTAATTCTTTAATACTTTCAATAGTTCCGTCTTCCTTTATAAATGCAATATCAAGTGGAATACGAGTATTTCTCATATGGAATGAATGTTTACCAACCTCTTCAAATATAAAAAGCATTCCTTTATCAACTTCTAAACTTTCACGGAACATAAGTCCAAGTCTAAATGTTGCATCTGTATTTGGTATTTCAACTTCTAATGGCAAATCAATATAATCTACACTTTCTGCTGTATCTGTTGTATGATCTCTGTCTGGTTCATTCTTTGCAAGATTTTTTGCCTTCTGTTTCTTTGAGATTTTAGGACCACCTATTGGATCACCGTACTCATCTCTTTTGACATCTTCATTCATTTTTTTCTTTTTGTCAGTTGCAACATAAGTTGGTTTTGCAGCACCAGTTTTTTCTTGTTGACCAGGATCTGCTTTCTTCTTTCTACGAGAGGCAGATAATCTTTCTGCTTTTGTCATACTGGCACGTTTTGAAGATGATACACATTTAGGTGTACCTTCACCTGGCTCATCACTAGCACAAGTTCCTCCAGTGACAACATTAACCCAACCAGGTTTTCCATCTTTGGACTTTGAACCTTTGAACCACTTATGAAGTGAACCTTCTTTAACTGACTGTTGAAATGCTTTCTTAACTTCAGACACTCCAATAACATCAATTACTTCCGCAAAAGTTTCTCCTTTTGAATCTTCTATAGTAACAGAATCGCTCATTAGAACTAAGATTTCTCTTTATTATTTAGTATTCCTTGCTTTAACATCTTTGACAGTTCAGATGTTGAACCTACAAAGAGTGCGTTGTTAGTTACGTTATTAGTTGTTTGTTTCTTATCTTCGTCTACTTCTTTAACCTTCTTTTGAAGATCCATTAACTTATCAGTAGTATCTGCAACTGATTTTATAATTTGACCTGCAACTTCATATGCTCTGGCACTACCACCTTCACCAGCAACTTCTAAAATACCATTAAGTGCTTCTTGACCTTTTTCGACTAACGAATATAAATTTGCACGAGTATAATCATAGTCCTTTTGAATATCATCCTTACTAGCATCTACCTTTTCTGGTTTAGTAGTTGGGGTGACATCAATCGCACTACTTGTGTTTAATGCTTTATCAATAGAATCATAGTTAGCCATGGTATTCATTAAATATCTTTCTGTTGTGTTGGACTATATGATTTGGCATCACCAAATTGTTCAATAACACCATTAAATCCAAAGTCATCATCTGGTTCAACAAGTAAATCATCAGCTGCTGTTAATACATCAATTGATGCTCCTTCTATATGGGTTGCAGCAACACTTTGATATCCACGATTTACAGTAATCGTGTTTGCATCGACGATTTCTTTAATTTTCATTATTTCTTTATCTATAATAATTCTCATACCAGAAGATAATGCAAGAGTAGATGTAACGTCAAATCTTGTCTTAGCTTTAGATAAATCTGTCCTTAATACAGTTGTATTATCATTATTATAATCTTTAAGTGCTTGAGGGGTTGCAGAGTATCTTAACTCTCTTCTTGCATTCTCAGTATCAACAGATGCATGATAATCCACTTGAACTTTCTTGATAAGACCCTCACTAGAATCAGATACAGGACCAAACAGATAAGTTTTAGCAGTGAAATTTAACGTGTATATAAGTGCTCTTCTTGTTGCAAAATCTCCTTCATAATCATCTTGGAATGAAATATTATCTAATACGATTGGAATATCTCTCTTCTCACCAATTACATTTACTAGATCTACAGTAACATTAAATGATGGTTGAAAATAAGGTAATATTTGTTCTACGATTTGTAATGCATCATCATTTAATTTAACAAGAATATTCAATTCAAATCCAAGATTATATGGAACTGGCATGAATACTTTTCTTAAATTATTACCATCAGATGCTTTAAATGTTTGTGTTATACCTGCCTTTCTTGTTGCATCATATGCAACATTAGTTGTTTCAAATGACATTCTAGGAAGTGTAATTTGAGTTGCACGATTTAAATCTGGTTGTTGTTCTAATCTTGCTAGGAATTTTTGCATAGGACCATAAGCAAGAGGAACTCTCATATCACTTGATTCTTTTCCAGCACCATCTCGATGACGTATATGGATGTCATTAAAGATTGTACCAAAAGATATGATAGTCTTTCTAAGTATTTCGTGATAATAGTATTGTCCTAACATTAAATTGTACCGAATGGATTACCTTCTGTAAAATCAAGTATATCATCTGCTTCAGATTCAATGATTTCATTTGATTCAAAAGTTGTGTCTTGATTTTGTTCACTAAAGTAATCGAGTGAATAGTTTGTATATACTGTAGATCCAAATGAAACTACTGTAGTAACACCAGTAGTATTTAACGAAGGAGAACTTATAGTAATTGTACCAGCACCGATACTTGTAACAGTTGAACCTGCTCCTATTACAGGAACTTGAGCAAATTCTACTAGATTTAACTCTTGATTTAGACTAATACTTGATGTATTAATACCTGTTATTAATGTTGTTGTAACACCAATTGTTGCAACAGTTGTTATACCTACAACAAAGAATGTAGACTCTGTTGCTTGAATTGTTTCACCAGGTACAAATGCTGACATTGTAGTTCCTATACCAACATTTGATATTTTAAGTAGTCTTGTATCTGTATCCCATTCTTTAACTCTTGCTTCAATACCAGATGTTAAACCTTTAACAACTTCACCTCTTTCAAAATTACCTACACCTTGAATTATATTTGGAGATGAAATCGTAACTGTTGGAGATACGGTATATCCAATACCTGCATTTTTTACAAAGATATCAGAAATAGTATTATCTGCTAATAGATTTACTTCAGCAACTGCAGGAGATGTACTTGTACCTACAATTGATACTGTTGGTGTTGCAGCATATCCAACACCATTATTTGATATAGTAAAGTCAACAATACCAAAGTTTGTTTGCTCAACAGCAGCAGTTGCAGCAGCACCAACTCCACCTCCACCTGTAATGGTGACTAATGGTGGTGTTGTATATCCAGAACCAGCATTTGTAAGTAATATTCTCTCAATTGAGAATATACCTGCCCTTGTTGTTGTAATAGCAACAGCAGTTGCGTTAACATTACCTAAACCTGTTGGAGCAGTAGAAATAGCAACATTGGGAGCACTTGTATATCCACTACCATCATCATTTAATACAATCTCACGAATATAACCTTTACCTATTGGATTTAACTGTGCATTAGCAGTCGCTGTTTGACCAACTCCAATTAATTGCAATGTGGATATGTAACCTATATCCTCAAGTTGTGAATCAATTTCTTCAATATCAGTATCAAATACCTCATCTTCAAATTCAAAGAGTTCACATTTAAGTTGATATACATAATTTTTTCCTAACTGATAGAAAGGATCTTCATGTTCTACAAATTTAACTTCAAATAATCTACCCCCTAATGGAAAATAGATAACATCACCTTCACGAGGTCTTGATGCTAAATCATAATCTTCATCTGCTTCTAAAAATGGTGATATGAAATCTTCAAATCTCTCTTTTGATATTGTAAGTGTAACCTCATCTCTTAAACTTACACCAAACTTGGTCATGATATCTCCTTGACCACCATAACCTTCATAGGTGTTTAGATATGCTTCGAGTAAAAAGTTATCATCAAAAGCAGATGACTGAACTTCTTTAATTATTGTTTGTTTTCTTACAAATTTTCTTGGAATATAAGTTACCTCAACACCAAATATCTTTAGGTGCTCATTAATTAAATCTTGAGTAAGTCGTTGCTCACTTTGAGATCCTTGTAGGAAAAAGGGATTTAATGCCATCAATCATTACCCAATGAAATCAAGAGGAGGTATTTCAAATTCAAGCATCATTTTCTCTTTAATTCTTTCCAATTCTCTTTCAGCATCGTCATATATCTCTCTACCATTAAGTTCTAAACCACCAGGCAATTTAACTCCTCTGAATTTGATAAGATTTTGTCCCCATTGTCTTTTTATCAATGCAGTTAGATATAATTTTACAAAATAATCATTATAAACCTGATTAAATGTCTCAGGATCTAATGCTCTATGACAATCAAGAACTAAGAAATTACCTTCAGTCTGAGATCCCCAATCAATATCTAAGTATAATCTATCCTGCCTTTGATTAAATCTAACTTGCGCTTCAGGTGTAAGTAGAAAATCAATGTCTTCAAGACGAGTTTTAGTCATACTGTATTGAAGAAGTTCAACAGAGTTGAAATAATACAAATCATTTAGAAATAACTGATACTTAATACTAAACATTCCACCAGATATTGAACTGGTATCAAATTTAAATATCTTGTTTATACCAACAACAGAATCAGGTATTTGTAAAAAATTAGAAGTTTCATACCAATTTGTAGATGTTGTACCATAACCACTTATATTTGTAGAAGTAGATGTGGTTGTAACTATACCTACTCCTGTAGTTCCAGTTACTTTATCTTGGCCAGCAATTGACGTACCAAGACCTCTATCAATATCACCTTGAGAAATCTTATATTTAAGATACATTCTTTCAACACCATCAAAGTGTCTTTCAT